TTGGGGTAGTCCTTGGCAACCAAGATTTTATGATTGGGCATTCAATGCTGACAGAGGTGATGATATAAAACAACATTGGGATAAAATACCAAACGATATTGATATATTGGTAACTCACGGACCTGCCTTTGGTCATTTAGATAAAATATTAGGTCAAAGTAATTCTTTAGGTTGTGAGGAATTAACCAAAGCAATTGAGAGAATTAAACCTAAAATTCATATCTGTGGTCATATTCATAGTGGGTATGGTTACAAGTTTGATGGAACAACTCATTATTTTAATGCGGCGGTTTTAGGTGAAAGATACACATATCAAAATAAACCATTTCATTTTGATTGGAATCCTGAAACAAATGAAGTAACCTTCATATAAATAAAAAACCCCTCGTTGAGGGGTTTTTTATTAACTATTTAACGCTTGATAAAAATGTTTAAAGTGTTTAATTCTGTCGGCAAGACCTAATGTACCTCCATTAACTCTTTTAGTTACCGCAGTTACGGTTGCATCATCCGCCCCCTTATCACAAATTTCCCATAACTTATTATTGTTAAAGAAAAATGCGGCTGAAGCCAAAGGATATTTTGTTGAGACCAAATCAGGATTTACAACACAATCTTCTCCGATAAATTTAGTAAAGTTAGTGTAGTTACTTTTTCCGGTTAACTGAATATAACCTCTACCTCTAAATTTATACCCTTCTTTAGTTGTTTCATCACCATTCCCCATTCTACTACCATAAACTCTTGACGCAATTTTTTCAGGATTTTTTGCATAAGATTCCGCCAAGTTACCGGGAAAATACTTTGGGAAGACTTTCATAAGTCCGTCCTTAGAATAGTTTAGGTTTTCATTAACGGCCTTAAAATTACCCGATTCGTGGGCACATTGAGCCAAAAAATGAGCCAATCTTAAATTAGATGTAATGTTAAATTTTGACGCCGTATCAGGGATTTGAGATAATACATTGTCAGGTACATGACCTTTTAATTTTTCTACGTTTATCATATTTTAAAAGTTTTTATTATAATAAATATGTCAAAAATGTAAATGGTTTTTTAAAAATAAAACTATTTATTAAGTATGAATTATAAATTTAAAACTTATTTACTCCCTTCAATTATTATCATGTCTGTTTTTTTTATTCTTAAAACAATGATAATAATTGGTTATATTGAATCAACTCAAATTACTAAAGTTGTTGAATATCTTTGTATAATACTATTTATACCATTATTTTATTTTTTGATGAAATCACAAAACGATGAATTAAAAAGTAATTTATTAAAGAAAATAAAAGATGATGAGGGGTTTATTGATGCCGCTGCGATTATTTCAGTGGCGGATAAAAATGGTAAAATTACATACGTTAATAAAAAATTTGAGGATGTATCTGGATGGTCTTTGGATGAAGTAATTGGTAAAGACCATAATATTGTTAACTCGGGACGACAACCTGATGGTTATTGGGGTAAAATGTATCAGACGGTAATGAAAGGTGAGATATGGAATGATGTTGTTACCAATAAATCAAAATCTGGTGAATTATATTACGTTGACACATATATTAAAGCGAAATTCGATAATAATGGTAAATTAGAAGGTTTTTCATCAATTAGACAAGATGTTACAGAGCTTAAGAAAAAAGAGGCGGATATCCGTAATAGAATGAATGCGATTAATAAATCTAACGCGGTTATTGAGTTTGATTTAGAAGGAAACATTATTTTCGCAAATAATTTATTTATAGAAACTATGGGGTATTCTCAACAAGATGAACTATTTGGGAAACATCACAGAATTTTTATAGATGATGAATATGCAAAAAGTGAAGATTACTCTCTTTTTTGGAAAAAATTAAATGAGGGTATATTGTTTTCTGGAGAAATTGTTAGAATCAAAAAAGATGGGTCTTTGGTATATTTACAAGCCACTTACAACCCCATCATTGGTGTGGACGGAAAAATTTATCGTATTATGAAAATCGCAACTGATGTAACTAATTCTTATGAACAAAAGAAAGAGATTGAGAAGAAAAACACTTACCTAGAACATGCCGCTAAAATATTGAGACATGATATGCACTCAGGAATTAATACTTATATGCCAAGAGGACTTAGTTCATTAGAACGTAGATTAAAACCTGAAGATATTGAGTTGTTAAAGATTGAATCACCTCTTAAAATGATTAAAGAAGGTCTTAAACACTCACAAAAAGTTTATAAAGGTGTTTATGAGTTCACCAATCTTGTAAAGAAAGATGTTGTATTAAACAAATCTGAATGTAATGTAAAGAATATCCTTAATGATTATTTATCATCGACCGCCTATATAAGTCAAGTCATATTAGAAGATAATTTACCAACGATTGAAATTAATGAAGCGTTGTTTTGTACCGCGGTTGATAACCTAATAAGAAATGGTTTAAAGTATAATGACTCTGAAACAAAGTTTGTTAAGATATATTATGAAGGAGATTTAATTTTAATACAAGATAATGGTAGAGGAATTACTCAAGAAGATTTTAATTATCTGTCTAAACCGTATACAAGAAAAGAAGGTCAAAAAGAATCAGGAACAGGGTTGGGATTAAATATTTGTGTTGCAATTTTAGAAGAACACGGATTTACAATTACGTGTGAGAAAAACGAAATTGGGACTAAAATGAAAATAAAAATAAAATAAAAAAAAAGAAAAAAAATGATTGATTCAATTTTATTAGTTGATGACGAGGATTTATTCCATTTGGTTTTTGAGGATAGTTGTTCCTTATTAGACATTACATTGTCATTAAAAAGTTTAAATAGTTCCGATGAGGCCGCTAGATTATTTGCCGATTGGCAAAAAAATTCAAATGGTAAACCTGAATGTGTATTTGTTGACCTTAATATTATAGGTTCATCTTTTGATGGTATTGAACTTATTCGTAAGATTAATTTTGAATATGGTAATAATGTAGTTATAGGTATTATATCTTCGAGTAACGAGTCGGAAGAACAGGCGAAAGCCATTCAAGCTGGTGCTCAATTTTGGATAATAAAATCTGATGATATTGAACCTCGTTTAGAAGAGTTTAGAAAAGATTACGAAGGTTATAAAAATAGAACCTCACCTTTTAAGGTTTATAAATAATGATTAAATTTAACAAAGAGACTAAATTACAATTAATAGAGTTATATAATACTAAAAATATAACTTTGGAGGGAAATATTACCAAAGTTATTGATACCGAAAACGATGAAGATTTTAAAAACTATATTGAATACTGTGTTAATAAAGATAGGGAGACTAGAAAGAGGCGTTTGGATATAACAAAACAGGTTCAATTACAAAACAAAGAATTATCTGACCTTAATTTGGAAAATACAAAAATTATGTCCGAATTACAAGAAACTTTAAAAAATGTTGAGACTTCCAAAGAGGAGATTCAAAAACAAAATACTGAACTTGTTGAATGGAAAGAAAAAAATGAAAAAATTAGTTTAGAATTACAAAGTGAAATGGAAAAATCCGAACAAGCAAGGCTTGAAGCGGAAAATGCCAAACAACACGCAATAAATGATTTAGATTTACTTCAGAAAAAAACTCAAACAGAACTTATCGGTAAAATTGTTAAAGTTGCTTTATGGGTAATCGTATCAGTCGGTATTGTAACAACATTAATGTATATTATCTCAATTTTTGCAAATAAAGACACTCAAATGATAGGTTCAACATGGTCAAATATGTTTGGTATATTATTAACCAACGCTTTTAGTATCATAGGAACAATAATGGGTGTTAAATACGCTTCAGAAAAGAAAGAAGATTAAGTTTTCTTTCTTGTTCTTTTTATTGTAGGTTTTTTATCTTCAGTCGGGTATTCTTTTTTATATTTCATATCAACTTCATATGGGTTATTACCGTTTTTTTTAGTATCGTATTTCCAAGTTGATACCGTATATTCATCTTCATACACAACTTCCCATTTACGATGATTTTGTTTTTCAATTTTTGGTTTCATTTTACAAATGTAATAATTTTTTTTTATATAAATACAAAAGAATATTTGTCAGGTGTATTTTTAATTTTATGACAAAATGACATAACAAATAATTTGGCATAGAATTTAATATCTCGCGAACGGACTTGATTCCATAATAAAAAAATAATATAATTAAAAAAAACAGTAAACTATGGGAAAAATTATAGGTATTGACCTAGGAACAACAAATTCATGCGTTGCCGTAATGGAAGGTAACGAACCAGTCGTGATTACGAATAACGAAGGAAAAAGAACAACACCATCTATTGTTGGTTTTGTTAGTGAGGGTGAAAGAAAAATTGGAGACCCCGCAAAAAGACAATCGGTAACCAATCCGACTAAAACCGTTTACTCAATTAAGAGATTTATGGGGACTAATTTTACAGAATCAAAAAGTGAAATTGATAGAGTTCCTTATAAAGTAATTAAGGGTGATAATAACACACCGAGAGTTGAGATTGACGACAGAAAATATTCCCCACAAGAAATTTCTGCAATGATTTTACAAAAAATGAAAAAGACTGCCGAAGATTATCTTGGGACTGAAGTTACTGAAGCCGTTATTACAGTTCCTGCTTACTTCAATGATGCTCAAAGACAGGCGACAAAGGAGGCGGGTGAAATTGCGGGACTAACTGTAAAAAGAATTATAAATGAACCTACCGCAGCAGCCTTAGCGTACGGATTAGATAAGAAAGGTAAAGACCAAAAGATTGTCGTATTTGATTGTGGTGGTGGAACACATGACGTATCTGTATTAGAATTAGGTGATGGTGTATTTGAAGTGTTATCGACTGACGGAGACACTCATTTAGGGGGTGATGATTTTGACCAAGCAATTATAGATTGGTTAGTATCAGAATTTAAAACTGAAAATGGACTTGATTTGAGTAAAGACTCAATGGCGTTACAAAGATTAAAAGAGGCGGCTGAAAAGGCCAAAGTAGAATTATCTTCAACAAGTTCAACCGAAATTAATTTACCATATATTATGCCTGTTGACGGTATTCCAAAACATTTAGTTAGAACATTAACTAAATCTAAATTTGAACAATTGGTGGATAACTTAATTAATAGAACAATTGAACCTTGTAAATCAGCATTAAAAAATGCCGGATTAAAGACAGAAGATATTGATGAAATTATCTTAGTTGGTGGTACAACAAGAATTCCCGCAATTCAAGACGCGGTTAAAAAATTCTTCGGTAAAGAACCGTCAAAAGGAGTTAATCCTGATGAAGTAGTTGCGTTAGGAGCTGCTATCCAAGGTGGGGTTTTAGCTGGTGATGTTAAAGATGTTTTATTATTAGACGTTACCCCATTATCATTAGGTATTGAAACAATGGGGGGAGTATTTACAAAACTAATTGAATCTAATACCACAATACCAACTAAACGTTCGCAAGTATTCTCAACTGCTGCGGATAATCAACCAAGTGTTGAGATTCATGTATTACAGGGCGAAAGAGCGATGGCGAGAGATAATAAAACTATTGGTAAATTTTTCTTAGACGGAATTCCTCCGGCTATGAGAGGTACACCTCAAATTGAGGTTACATTTGATATTGATGCAAATGGTATTATTAATGTATCCGCTTTAGATAAAGCGACTAACAAACAACAATCAATCAGAATTGAGTCGTCTTCAGGTTTGTCTAAAGAAGAAATTGAAAGAATGAAAAGGGATGCTGAGTTAAATGCCGAAACCGATAAAAAGGCTAAAGAAGATGTTGAGATTTTAAATATGGCAGATAGTACCGTGTTCAATATCAAAAAATCTATGACAGATTTAGGTGAAAAAATAACTGAAGAACAAAAAAGTGAGATTAATTCTATAATTGATAAATTAACAGAGTCAATTTCTAAAAAAGAAATAGATACCGTAACAACTTTAGTTAATGAATTAAATGAAAAGTTTCATAAAATAAGTGAGGAACTTTATAAAACAGAAGAACCTTCGGACATCAATCCAAATGATGTAGAATTTGAAGAAGTTAAGTAAAATTAAAAACCCCTCAGTAGAGGGGTTTTTTGTTAATTAGTGTCTTGAGTATTGTCAGTTTTTTTTGTGGTTTTATCTAAAAACTTTTCAACCACATTACCTCCAATACAAACCAACACAATAACTTTTACCGCATCAACAAGTTCTTCACTTGGTTTAATTGATTCGTGTTGATACGAATTTAGTAACATAGTTACTGCGATAAATAAAAATCCTAAGAAAGCTATAACTCTCTTAATAGAAGTGTCGCCACCTCCAAACATTGATTTGATGAAATTTTTCATATTATTTTTTTTATTATAAATATTTACTTTTCATCAAAAGTCAGTTATATTAACGACCTTGACCTCTGTAAGCCTTCGGTCTTTGTTCTTTAGGACCGTAGTGTTTTTTTAATTTACCAACTTTCTTTTTACCAAAAGAAATTTTGGTTGATTTTGTGTTTCCCTTTGTTTTCAATGTTGCCATAATAATAATATTTATATATAAATATATTCTAAAATATTTTTGGTGGATTCAGTATTATTTTGTATCTTTGTATTATGAAAAAAATAATAACATATCTGATAATTTTATCTTACACAATTGTAGGTTTTTCACAAACTAAAAATGATGTCGTTAATTTTAAACAGATTAACCTAAAACTTTTAGATTCTTTGATTTTTGATGAGGCGATGAAAGAAAGAAAAAAGATGAATTTAAAACCTTTAATTCACGATGATATTTGTGCTAAAACCGCAAAATATCAATCAGACTATTGTTCAAATTATAACGAAATTAATCATGAAAATAATAAAAATTATTTGGGTGTTTTTTTAAAAAATCCTAGTGACAGATTTAATTTTTATTTAAATAAAACTAAAACCAAATTAAACTATGAATTAAAAATTGAAATTTTAACGCAATATAAAAATGTTAGTTCTACAAATTATGTCAGATTAACGAGTAAAACTTATGAAGATTATGCAAAAAACATAATTAAAAATTTTATGTTATCCAGTTCTCACAAAGACGGTCTTCTTTTTGAGATGGATGATTATGGAATCATACACGGAGAATATAAAACATCTTATAATAGTAAAACGGATTGTTTAACAACCACAGGATTTTTTGTTTTGGTTTTTGAATACTATAAGGGTAAAAAAGTAGATTTACTTAGTTATTTTTAAATTTGTATATCTGAAAGTATTACTGAATACACCGATAATTCTAATTTATTATCGTAATCTCCAACAAGACATAATACACCGGGAACACTTACGTATCTTATTTTAGCATAAGCACCTCCCCTATCTTCTGTAAATTCACCCCAAGATATATTATCAACAAATACTTGATTATTTTTAATTTCACAACTAACACTGGTTTTTCCGTTTAATTTACCTGATTCTGATAAATCAGGTATTTTATTACCTATTAATTTCGCAGCGTCATCAGTTTTCTCAACTGTTATTTTTGAATAACCTGAACTATCAATTAGTTCTAACAGATTTAAAACAACGTTTCCATATTGTATAGTTCCTTTTTTAGGTGTTGGGACAACGTTAATGGTTTCCACTTTACCTGGTGTTGATACACCTGGAGTTACAATATCGTCAGATTTATTAATCTCAACAGATACACTTCTTTTACCCTCCCTTTTACCCTCTTCAAAACTTATTGATGGGTCAAAACTACTTACAGGTTCTAAATACTTAATTAAACTACTAATATCAGTGTTGGTTTCTTGTTTAACCATATTAGTTAGAAATGCTCCCATTCTTTTTGCTCTATTTTCGGCCAACCATAAATTTCTTTTCGCATCATCCTTCTCACCACAATAGATTTTAGAACACCCCGCTTTTTTGTGGTCATCCTTAACTTCTTGTCTCGTTCCTTTAGGACCTCTAGTTCCCGGTCTTGCAGAATCTGCAAAACCTTGTATTATAATAGATTTCATAGATTCTAAACCACCTTTTTTAATATTTCCCACGATAATATCTCTAATATAATAAAATAATGATTCGGCGTTCGCGTTTTTAGTTATTTGTGGGGTTATCATATTATCATCATAAGGGTAACTTTTATCAGCAAATTCAAATTTTTTACGAGTGTCAGGCTCATTAGTAGGTGGTGTTGGTTTAGTTATTGTGTAAGGTAAATTTTTACCAATATTTTTACTGATTGATAAGTTATAATTTTCACCGTTATAATTAACATTAGTTGCATTAACAGGAATTCCTACCGCATCTATTGAAAACCTAGTTACATCGATAGTGCCAGAAGACATTCCTTTCCAGTCAGGTGCTTTTGTATTTTTTGAATCGGATTTTGGTCTATTCTGAACACCTGATAATTGTCCAGGATTATTTTGTTCACTAATTACAACACCTCTCATGTGTTGAGTTAGATATAACATTCTTTTTAATTCTTCATTAATATTTTGCATATCAAAATTATTTTATATATAAATATATCAAATATAATAAAAAAGGGGATAGTAGCGAACTTCCCCTTTTATTTGTTATCGTAACGATAACGGTCCTAAAAGTCCTCAGTTAAGAGGATTATTTTTCTTTAATCAACATTAAACATCTCTTTAAATATTCTTTTGCTCTTGGAGTTGGGTCGGGATGCTTTAAAACCTTCTCAATGTCTTTAACTAATTCTTCACCGTGCTCATTCTCTTTATAAAGTTCAATTACTTTATCCATGGCTTTATGACAATCATTATTTGTCTCATCAAAATAATGTTTATTTCTATAATTTCTTAAATGATTTAACAATTCATAAGATAAGTGTTCACCACCATCAGAAATATTTGGATGTAATCTTAGAGTTCTTAAAATGTCTAAAGTGTCAATCATTCCTTTTATACCTCCACGTCTTTTTTTAACGTTAGATGTATAATCATTGTAATCGTCAGAAGTTCCAACAATTTCATCTAAAGGCATTGTGTTGTCAGTTAAACATCTTGGTTTTTTTTCTTCTTTTTCTTCACCCATTTCTTCTAATAGGTGTTTTCTGATTACTTTACGAATATCAGATTCTTTTATCTTAATTTTTTTCATAATTAAATATTATTATACACATATAAATATATCTATAATAAGAATTAATCAAGATTTTTTTCGTTACTTTGAACCGTTTTTTCAAGCCAAATATCGAAAATCATAAAATAAACCCACCATGTAAGTTTTTGAAATTCTACTCCTGTATTATCTTTCCAGCCAACCCATAACAAATAAACTATGTTAATTGTTATTATTAACTTAACTAATGCAAATATAAAAATAAAAAAGTTTTTCATATTAATATAATTTAATTTCAAATCTATCTTTCATCTGTTCAATCTTATCATTAGGAACACCGTGAACGTTCTCCCCATTATGTCTATTTTCAACAATGATAGTAAACACTTTATAACCATATTTTTTCGACAGTTCAAAATAATGTGTCATTTCCCACTCCATAGTAAAAGTGTTAGAAACTACAATCTCACGATACCATTGGTCGTTAACCATACTATCTTTCATATAAGTCTCAACTAAATCCTGACAATACTTATGAGCATCTTTTATCTTAGACCCATCGAACTTATATTCACCTGTTTCTTTATCAATAAAATATTTGTCCGCCTCACACACCAAAAAATCTGAATTAACCAATTTTTTAGAGAATGTTGATTTACCACTACCAGGTAATCCACGAACTATGTATAAAACTTTTTCATCCATAATACAATTATAAGGATATTTATTTGGAAAGACAAATATTATGGAATCAACACCAATGAAATTAGTTAAAAATACAAAGGTATCTGATGAGTTAATGTATCATATTGTTAATGAAATACCTTTATCTGAAAATATATTTAGAGTTTACTCCGATAAATTTTTTGACCTTATAAATGAAGTTAGAAACTTATATAATAAAAACTTAATTAGTTTAGGTGAAGATGATATATGGATAATGGAGTCTGATTTAGGTAAAAAAGTGTTACTTGAAAATGGTGAAGAGGTTTGGCTTGATGCTCCAATGTATGAAGAAGATTTAGAAGAAGTATTAAATGAGGCAAAACATAGAGGTAAAAATGTAAAATTAGGTAGTCCATTTAGAACACCAGGAGGACCTAAAAAGTTTGCCGTATATGTTAAAACACCAAAAGGAACTGTTAAAAAAGTAACATTTGGTGACCCTAATTTAAGAATTAAAAATGCTAGTAAGGGTAGGGCAAAATCATTTAGAGCAAGACACAAATGTGACCAAAAGAAAGATAGAACTACTGCAGGGTACTGGAGCTGCAACGTTTCTAGATATCGTAAAAAATTGGGGTTAAAGTCTTCAAGAAGTTGGTAATATGAAAAAAATAGTTAAATTAACTGAACAGGACTTAATACATATTGTTAGAAAGATTATTAACGAACAAAACGTTAAATGCCCGCAGAAAGTTAAAGTTTCTAAACAATTAGTGGATTCTAAATTAAATTTTATTGTTAAAGAAGTTGATTATTGGATTAATAGTGAACAAACTACAAAAATTTTAAATGAAATTGATTCTAAATATAGAAATGTAGTTAAAAAAATTTTAGTAGAGTCCAAACCGGCAATAATCGAAACAAATAAAAAATTACTTTATTCAACATACGGTATTATTCCTACCTATAATCAAACAAGCGATGTTACTAATATAGTTAATACTTTTTATCGAGGAATTGTATCTGAAATCGAAGGTAATTTTATAACTAAAAATTTAATGAGAGCATTTATAAATAAAGACAATATTCAAAGCACTAAAAATATTGTTTCGTCAGTTTTAGACAAAATTTTTTTTATTATAAGAAGAATTACTTATGACCCGTATAAAGTTGCTAGTTTTGAGATTAAAAAAAACTTACCTAAATGTAGTGATGGTTCATCGAGTTATGTTGGTGGGAAGCCTATTTTAGCCGATGTTAAAAAAGAATTGGTAAATCAAAAAAGCAATATTAATAAATTATTAGACACTTATGTTTAGTGAAAAAAGAAAAATTAATTAATTTTATTAACTATTATTTTAAAGAATTCGGTAATCAACAAATTATCGATGAATACTCTATTGACCACGATATTGATATATATGTTCACGATATTAGAAAAGGTAATGACGGTAAATTTTGGATTTTTATTGATAGTGAGCCAATAAGATTAGAACATTCCATTGAAGATGATGGCGGCGAGACTGTTTCTTTTAGTGATGTTGTTTGGGAAGAGTTAAAAACTTGTTTATCCCATCTTGGACTTGACATTTGGAATTTTAGATATTTTTTTAATAAGAGAACTCTTATGCCTAATGTACCATTCGACCAAATTAGTATTTCTGAAAATGTTAAAGTTAGAGTTTTTAAAGAATCGGTAGATAGTGATGAATTAAAATGGCATAGAGATAGAGAAGATAGAATTGTTGAGGTAATTGAAAGTAATAATTGGTTCTTACAAATGGATAACGAATTACCAAAAAAATTACTTAAAGGTAAAAAATATCACATACCTGAAGGCGTTTTCCACAGAGTGATTAAAGGTAAAGGTGACCTAAAAATAAAAGTCACCCTTAAATAATCCCCTATTTATTAAAACGATTAAGAGCGTTTTGAGTAATAAAAACATACTCAGAACCCTTAAATTCTTCAAGTGTTTCAGAGTTAGTATAAGACATTGCCGACCTTAAATAGTCCTCTAAATTCTCAACCCACCCACTTAAAGTGTATTCCACTTTATTTGTTTTACTTATCCCTTCAGATGTTTTTAGTTCTGTCTTACCCCACTTATCTTGAACTTCTTTGGTGCTCATACCTCTAAAACTTTTATACAAATATTTCTTTAGTAACGG